CCGTTCGGAACCAAAAAAAAACCGTTCGGAACCAAAAAAAATCCGTTCGGAACCAAAAAAAATCCGTTCGGAACCAAAAAAAAACCGTTCGGAACCAAAAAAAATCCGTTAAGCACCCAGAAATTTACACTCTCAATGAAATTAGGGATATATCATTATATGTTCAACTTTCTATGATATCTATCTTGATATTTATGTTAATACCTTCTTAATTAGATCCTATTTGTTTAATAATATCAGCAAATGATTTTTTAGGGGTGTTAGCATTAATAAATGCTCTTTGTTCATTTGTTTTTGGCTTAGTGTAAGTAATATTTGGTTGTTCTATTGGTTGGATCTGTATTTGTTCTGTTGGTTGGTTCTGTATTTGTTCTTTTGGTTGATAATTATTAATATTATATTGTGTTAGCTCCTTTATTTTTTTATTTACCTCATCTATATCATTAAGTGAAATAACATCAACTAAACCAATTATTAAATTATCTGAACCGTATTTATCAAAAATTGATTTAAATTTATTACAATTTCTATTTAATTTATATAAATATTTCATCTCGGCTAATTTAGCACTTAAATTAGTTTTAGTATGACCATAATAAAGATTATTGTTGTTATTATCAGTTAGTTTAAATATTTTTAGATTTTCGTATAGCATCTATATTACATACATGAGATAATTATAATATGTATATCAGATATCTATATTATATTATATCATAGTTATCTTATCATATATTGATAATTCTTAGATATAACTTAGATATAACTTAGATAAATATCTGTTTTGTAATTCTATAATTCTAAATTGTAATTCTACTTTTTATTATATATAGTTTCATATTTCTAATATATATTTTTGTAATTCTAATATATATATTACAAGTTTTATTTAAAAGCGGTATTGTTATTATTATTATCTGTATGAATAGTTTATATATTTATATTCCAATTGCTTATATCCTAATATCAATATGCATAATCATATATATAATAATTATGTCAATAGTGATTTTTAAGAAATTAACAACAACAACTACAATATCAATAAGGCAAATACACCCATTAACATTACCGCCGCTACCGCTGCCAAGCGCGCCTTATATTGATTTTGAAACATGATATATAATAAAATATGGCTGATTATAAATGTATTAATTTATCTTTGTTCATTCCGCTTTTTTGTGATATTGTTTTGTGTTCTTCCGTTTGCTTGTCTTGGTGTTTTTTGAGATTTGCTATTATTTGTTTGTCTTTTGTTATGTTTAATATTTCTTTATTGATTTTGTTGTGTGGTTTTGGTTTTGATTTTGCTTTTGCTTTTGGCTTTGCTTTTGGTTTTGCTTTTGCTTTTGCTTTTGGTTCGTTTAGTATCTTTATTGCCTCCATGTTAATATATATTAAATCAGATTATTCTTTAAAGACTATTTTTAATATTATTGATTTCATTTTTAATTTCTATATAGATATTTATGATTTCATTTTTAATTTCTATATAGACATTGTAGATTTCATTTTTAATTTCTATATAGATATTTTAGATTTCATTCTAAATTTCTATATATAATAACATAATTATACCAATAGATCTAAAGTTATAAAGCAAATTCAATTAACACCTGAAATAAACTAAAGAAAATATAATTAATTGTATAGCATCTTAAATATTCTGGTCGTAAGTCGCAATTTTGATATTCCTTAAAATAACTCTTTTAATATATGCGACTTACGACCAGAATATTTAAGATGGTATATACTAGATTGTTTAGAATGAAAGATGTATTATGGTTTGTGTTATTGAGTTTATTAAATTAATTAGCTTTCGTGTCAAAGGGCTTTTCATTTTTATTTTATAGATATAGATATTTTTGATTTCATAATTTATTTCTCTATAGATATTTTTGATTTCAGTTTTAATTTATATATAGATATTTTTGATTTCAGTTTTAATTTATATATAGATATTTTTGATTTCAGTTTTAATTTATATATAGATATTACTGATTTCATTATTTATTTCTCTATAGATATTTTTGAATTCGTTATTAAATTATATATAATAATTTAATTTTGTAATTCCATTTAATTTAATTCTAATTTAAAAATATCTAATATAATATTAGATAAGGGTATGTGTAAGAGTAAAACTCATCATAATATAGATCAATATTCTTGTATTCAAGATATTGACGATAAATTTATGGATTTATGTAAAAATTTATTTTCAAAGGATACTCTATATTATCCTGTCTTTCTACCTTATGGATTCGTAAATATGAAAACTGTTGTTAATAAGGTAGGACTGGGAAGGGTTGCAAAAAATAGCAAAACAAGATGTTTAAGTAATTTGGGTGTATCGTCACATGGCACTATAGCAATATCATTTGATATATACAGACATGATGTATATGACAATAAATTTATGTTGAAATGTATAGACTTAGCCTCGACATCATATATATTTATCGAATATACAGAAACAGAACTTATTAAAACTTATATGTATAAAGATGGGCCTCTAATTGTAAATAGAGTTCAACTAACACCCGAAACCAACTAAAGATAATATATTTTAATTATACAATATCATAAATATTCTGGTCGTAAGTCGCAAAATTGATATTTCCTATATACACTCTTTTTTAATTTACGACTTACGACCAAAATATTTATGATGCTATATACTATATTGCCTTTTGTATGAGTTGTTTAATTGTCTGTCTCGTTTGAAATGCTAAAATGATACATCTGAAAATATTATTGGTAAAGGCCCTTTCTTTTAAAGAGTTCCGTATTAATAGATAATGCTTGTGATGCTATATACTACTTTATTATTAATGTCTGATGTTAAATGATGTCATAAAGTGTTTTTCATTTTCTGTTAGATCTTAAAAATTCTGGTCGTAAGTCGCAATTTTGATATTTCCTATAAACACTCTTTTTTAATTTACGACTTACGACCAGAAATTTTAAGATACTATATATTATGTTTTTCATATCGTGTGTTGCTTAATGATCTTAATTATTGGTTTATCAGCTTTTAAATTCAATTACTGTCTTTGTGTATATGATTTTATATAATGATATCTTGTTTTATATCTTTCCATTTTCAACTTAATTCTGTTAAGTGTTCTTTTTAGCATTACTTCAGGTTTTCTGTAGCAAGGATCGGCATCAATTATTTTAAGCATTGCGTTATATTGTTTCTTAATTGGTTTTGATATTGTTTCTTTTGCTTTATTTTTTTCAATATTTAATTGTATTTGTTTATCATCATCTTTTGCGCAATATATCTCACATGCTTGCTGATATTCGTCATTGATCCCTGTCGGAGTTATTATAAATGATTTGGGTTGGGTTTTAAGCCATTCTACGAGTTTAAGTTCATCTTCATTGTGCCAATTTGATGTTGGTCGTGGTTTAAACCTATCTATTACACGATCATTTGTTGGATTTATACTATTATTTTTATCTATCTTTACCCCCCTATCTAACCTGTCGAACGCGTAAATATTATAACGTATCGAGTCGCTGTTTATCTTATTACTAGATCTATATTTTTCCAATTTTCTATAATATTTGTCCCACTCAGCATCATTGCTATGATTCTTAGGTTTGATTGGTTTAATTGTACCAGTAGGATCATTTGATAAAATTGGTTCAACAAGTATATTAGGTAAAATTTGATCAATAGATATATCAGGTGTAATTGGATCAATAGGTGTATCATGTAAAATTGGCTCAACAAGTATATTAGGTAAAATTTGATCAACAGATATATCATGTATAATTGGATCAATAGTCATTCGTGTATTTATATTTGCATTATATTTAAAATTATACGATTTTCGCTCACTTGGTTTTACAAATATATTATCACTATCGTGTATTCTAAAACCTTTATTCATTCTATATTCTAAAAGCTCTTCAATATTATCTAATATTTCTATTCCATAGCAACTAATTTTATTTTTGACTCCTCGTTCGCGTTTCCTCATAATTGATATTTTAACTGAATATATTGACAGATGCGTATTAATAAAACCAAGTAATGCCTTTAATGTCCCTCCTCTCATATTAGGTATATAATGCCTGCTCTTGTTCATTATCAGATCGAATTTTTTATTTGTGGTATATTCATTTATTAAAAATTCAATTGTGTCTCGTATATTTTGTTCAAACTCTGAATTTTTAATTATTTTATCATCATATATATTCTTAAAACCAAGTTTATTAATAATAGCTATTATATAATTATGTCTGGACATTTCTTCGTCTTTACTTAAAATTGTTCCATTATGTTGGTTATTTCTATCTATCAAGCACGTGAAGTCTCTGATTTTATCTCCATGTCTAAATTTAATAACTATATCAAGGGTAAGTATATCTAGTCCAGTCTTGCGTTTTATATAATGTTTCTCCAAAATATAGTGTTCGTGTTGCTCTAACTCTGATTGTTTCTGTTTTTTTGATAACTCTTCAAATTCATCTTCTGATATATCAGCTGCATTTAATATCTTACTGTCTAAGCTAGAATTAATAGGATCCTCTACAATTATTACTTCTTCGTCTTTCTTCTTTTTATCGACTTGTATTATCTCAAATTCAAACCCCTTTTTCTCTGCTAAAAACTTGAATATAGTAAGAAACATGAATTTACATTTATTTAAGAATTCGACTCTATTATAAATATAATTGCTCGTATATGATGTTAATATAAATTGATTGTGTTTCATTAAGGTATCATTGTCTCTTTCGATATATATTGTCTTTCTAATATTAGGATCGTCTGATGATTCCAATTTTTCTTTAACTTCATCGTATGTCCAAGGATTGCAATTATTTAATTTGAAATCTGATTTATTTAATATTATAATTTCCATCTCCTCAACTTTTCTGACCCTAGCTAACATTTGAAAAAATGACCGTTGGGAACAAGAACCCTCGCAAATAACAGCATAAATTTTATGAAAATGTGGCGCATCAAACGATACACCTGCTTCAATAGTAGGGGTAGTTATCACGCAATTTAATTTTGACCATACAGATGCTATATTTTTCATATCTTCCTCCTTTGTCTTATCGCTAGCATGTTTGTTATAAAGCATAACTGCCTTATTTGGTATTTTATTAAGTTCAACTTCTAATGCTGTTGCATATGTATTTGACATTGAAGGAATAAATAAATTTTTGTCAGCTATTATATCTGCTTTGATCATATCTTCAAAAGCTTTTGCCTCTGAACTAGGTAAAATTTTAAATGTGAAATTATTGAACATATGACTATTATATATATTAATAGATTCTCCGAACCTAGATAAAAATGAATAACTTCTTTCTGACATATCCCCGTCCATCGTGATCATTTTCTTACCTTGTCTTAATGATGTTTTGATAATTTGATCCATATATTCAAATACTCGTTCATTATTATGATCCTTAAAAGTGGCATTAGATGCAAATTGATTTAAGATACTTTCAATTTCATCAATAACAATAAGATCAAAAACCGGAACTGTTTCAATTGGTTCTTCATCGTCTAAAAATTCATCTGTTGGACATTTGCCATCAATATGTAATAATGATTCTAATTGAATAATTAGTCTGTCAGCATTAAATTTTTTATCCGTGTATGACTCAAAACCAAATGAATGAAAATTAGAATGTATATCACTTGTTAGGGTCTTTCTATATGATAGCCATAATATCCGTTTAGGGTTATATTTAGATATATATTGTTTTAATAATTGTGTCTTGCCTGTATCATAAGGACTCCTGATATTTAAAGTCTTGACATTACTACCTCTTGCGAATTTCTTAATATTTTTACATAGTATTGTATCATCATCCAGTCCTTTGTCTTTATCTAAAAGATACCTCGTATCGATCTCTATCACATTATTATTATCACCATGAATATTATATATTTGTTCCATCTTATGAATTCTTAATAGTTCATACATTCTTTTTTGGTCTGTCTGTCTAGCATAAGCGCGAATGGTATTAAAGGTATAAAATGTTTTTTTGAAAGATTCCCACTGCTTTATCATTTTTGTAATATTAGTTTTACCCGCATTTACACATAGATGTATCCAGATGTTTAATGCATTATTGAATTTAACACTTAATTTTATAATATGCCCAAGGACCGACAATATCTTTGATCTCTCTCTATATATCTTAGGGTCTATCAAATCTAATAATTGATATTCAATACGGTTTTGATCAGAAGAATCAATTGGATAAACACTCGACACATCAATATCCAGAGCTATTTCATTAACAGGCTCGATAATATGCTCGTCTAATATAGCCAGATAACTCTGTGTTTGTTTTTCTTCAAATTTTAAGTCTAGTCCATATTTGTTATAAATTATTTTATTCAATTCTATTAATAAGTCAGGGGTGTAATTATCTTTTAAAATCATAATACCATCATAACATAAACAAGCCTTACCATTAGTAATTAAAATATGTTCGATACAATATTTATAAATTTCTTCTAATATCCTATTTTCAATTTCGTGTGCATAATAAGAAATTGTTGTTTTGTTTATTTGAAACTGATTCTTGTGTTTATTCTTCTCTATACTTTTAACTCGTGTAATTAGTTCTGGGTTATTTGTAATAATTTCTTTTTCTATTGCTAATAGGTCGCGAGTAATATCTTTGATGATTTCTAATTGTGGCTTGTCAATTTGATTATCTCTTGCCCAACTACCAAAACTTCCATGAAATAATAATATAATAATTAACTCTTTGGCATTAACTCTATTGACATTATAATGATGTTGGATCTCTTGTAATACATCCTCTCTATGTGTGATGTATCTGCCTAAACTTGGACAATTAAGTTTTAATATTTTCGATATTTGATAAAATATAGTAGGTTGCGAATTTACAATATCAATATCTACATATTGTTTATTAAATAGTGTTGATCTGATCTCTTTTCTTAAATTAATAGCGCCTAAATTTCCACTAGCATATACGCGACCCATTTTCATGTCTTTCTGTTTTTTATATGTTATTTTAATAATTCCGTTTGCATCTATTAAATTTTTGTATTCTTCTAATTGCTCTTTGTCTCTCTCGTAAAGATGACCATTGTTAGATGATGTTTGTAATAAGTCAGAATTTAATAATTTATCTAAAGCTTCTATATCTGGTTGTTCATGTAATGTTAAGCCATCTAATTCCGACGGTATATCTTGTAATGTTATTAACTCGTTTAAATGACTGTTTTTTATCTCTGAAATATTTGTATTATGTTGTCTATAATATTCCATAAATTTACGACTTTGTTCCGGGTTTGTGTCTGGTTCTATAATTGTTATTAATGGTTGTCTGATATGTTTGATATGCATCTTCTTTTTTGATTTTCGATATTCTTCGTTATTTTCTATAATATTATTGATCTGTATTAATATTTTGTCAAACTTTATGTAGTGGATAGCATCCACGGGTAGCGCGATGGGTTCAAATTCAAATACAATGTTTTCCATATTGTTTTATTTATATATAAATTACTATACATTTTTTTTATTTAAGTAAATTTATATATAATAAAAATATTTGAATTAAAATTATATGATAGCTATTTTTTAATTTCTCAAATTCTATATGTTGTTTCGTTTAAGGAAATTCTATATGTTTTTTTTATTTTTGAAGCCATATAATTAAATTCCCCTGATCTAAAAATTCAATTTGTAAAATTTCAGATGAGTTTAGTTTAAGGAATTTCTATATGGTTTTATGTTTAATTAAATTTATATATAAAAATCTACTTAAAGAAATAAAAATATATAATACTAGGATATATATACAATGGATAATGTGCAAAATGATACAAACGAGAAAATAATTATAATTTACAAAGGCTATTCCCTCGCACAAAAGAAAGCATCTGCAAAATATTATCAGGCTAATAAAAATAAATGTAAAGAACAATCGAGGACATGGGCTTTAGATCATAAAAATGAAAGAGACGAGAAAGAAAAAACTGAAGAAGGCAAGCTCATGCGCAAACTATACAATCAACAGTATTATTTGAGACATAAGCAAAAACAGGAACAAGAACAGGAACAATTATAAATATCATCTTATCAATTTGCTAATTGATAAGATGATATTTATGTTTAAGACGAACTGTTAATTACACCTTTGATAACAATCAAATATGTTTAACATTAGATCATTCGTTTATTTATTTAAATATATTTGAATATTAATAATAGTATGGTTCAAGATGAAATAAGAGATCGCATAAATTCCATTAAACAGAAATTAACTATGTTAAAAGATATTAACGAAGATATAATAGATGAAATTATACAAGATACATCGGATCTATTAAACTTTCAATCAGATGAAACCGCACTTTTAATTTTTAGAAAGAAAAAAAGACCAGGCAGAATCAAGAGCATTAAAAATACCAACTCTCCAAAGATAGCAAAACCAATTCAAAAGAAGCCTATCGATAGCAATTGTATTATAATAGCAAGGGGCGGTAGTTGTTTTGACAATGGTAATGAGTTTTGATATATATGTTCGTTTGATTTAAATATTTAATATATACAATATATTATTATAATGGTAAGTAAAGGTGATTTATTCAGATCAATTAAACTATCTAAATTAAACAAAACACAGAGCTTTGAATTAATTTTTGAAGCTCTTATTAATAATGTATTATTGTTTTCAGTAAATGATATCAAATATGATCCCTCAGATGTTATAATGGATTTGATCGACTCGATATGGCCCCAACCATTCAATCCTAAAAAAGAGTTTAAATATGGAGTATATAATGGTGATAAAGAAATATGTATCGAAAAGTTTAGCGAGACCATAGGCGGTTTAAGTGATGATAATGCTTGTGTAATTATCTTTTTTAATTCAGATAATCCCAAATTTAATACCCAATAATATTATATATATATATATATATATATAAGTTAGCCTATGATAATAATCATCATATGATTATTATTATGTGCTTATTATCATATTAATTACATACATTAATTATTGATATTTGATTCGTAATATATCATTTCCATATTCCTGTTGTTCCGTTATAATTGATTTTATATTTTTCTAAAGTGCTATCTTTAGATGTATAACCCTCTTTGTTATTTAATAAATAAATTATATTTGCTCTCTTTTTAATAAATGCTGCATCATTGAATTCTGGATCTTTTTCATGATTGGTATCTATTTGTTTCTCTAATAATGTTATTTTTGCTGCTAATTCTTCGATCGTTTGTATTAATTCATCTTTTGACATATTGTCATATGTCCCCACCTTGTAATAGTGTAATGCTTGCGCATCAACTGAGTTTCGCATCTGTTTGGCTAACTTTTTTTTATCGTTGAGAGTGGTTCCCTTCTTATTTATAATATTTGTAATATAAATTGATCGCATCATATTAAAAGTTATTCCTTCTAATTTTGTAATTTGTCTTAGCCATCTTAGCAATGAGCTATCACCTATACTTACATTATTAGATTCAAATAAATATTTTCTTTTGTATGTATCTACACTTTTCAAAATGATTTTAATTAATTCTGGGCTTTCTATTTCTATCATATGTTCTTTAGTTGCAAGATGACTCACTTTATCATGGTTTATGATTGCAGTAATTTTTGGTGCTGTTCCATGTTCAATTAGTAAATAATTATCTTGTTTATTATCTTGAGATTTTTTATTAATTATATGGGCTGTTGCATAATAACTTGTTCTAATTGGTGGTTGTAAGATCACAAAGGCTAATAATAGATATTTAAAATGCTGTGCTTTATCTTCTATAACTTTATTCAGATCATATGAATTTAATATATCTTGAAAGTAAGATAGCGGTTGCATATTAGATATTTCCTTTGCTGACATCTCATTCTTTCCTTCCTCTTGTTCGATGTCTTTCCTAATTTTCTGTCCTTCTGTTTTGAACAACTCTATATTTTCATTTTTTGGATCGAATTTGTTATACCAATTGATAAGCATATAATATTTATTTTTTTTAGCTCCTTCGCCAAGTCCTTTATTATCTTTAATAATGTCAAATAGTTTCTTACCATAATGGGTTGGGTAATCAAATTTATGATCATCTAAATCGTCGAACGCATTGATCTTAACCAAATAATTATATAATGCGTTAAAGTCCTTAATATTGGTACTGCTCCACTGAGTCCTTTTCCCGGGCATGTTAGATACTATATACTATATATTATATTTTTAAATTAAACGAAATCAATAATTTCTATACTATTATTATTTTCATCAACAGTTATATTATTTTTGATCTTTTGATTTTCACGGTATTGTTTATTATATTCTGATATTTTGTTTTGATTAGCTTCGTAATATTGTTTTCTTTTATCTTTATTTGCATCTTGGTATTTCTTTTTGTTTTCCAATATTTTATCTCTACATACTTCTTTATATTCTGATAATGACCTGCCTGGCATTTGTTTGTTTAATCCTGCTTCTAACTTTTCAATAAATTCTCTTTCTATTTTCCTAGCATGCAATGCATCATCACATTTTAGCGTTTCAATCAAGACCATATCCCAGTTATTCCATCCACCATTATCTCTTACAAATTGATATTTGTATGTATTATATCCCTTTAAATTTTCATTATAACAATGAGATTTATGTACACATTTCCTTCGAGTAAAATCAGTAGTGTGTCCAACATAAATATCATTTATAGTCGGATCTTTACAACATAATTTATAGAAATGAGTTTTATCATAATTGATTGTATGTTTAGGCATAATATATATTATAAAATAATATACTATAATATTTTTTGAAATTAAACTAATATAAATAATATATTATAATATATATTAGGTAAGAAATGCAAGAAACACAGAATACGCAAAATACAACAGATATACTCACTAAAAAATGCAGTAGATGTAAAAAAGAACAAGTTATATGTAATTTTGGTTTTAAGAAAAACGAAGACCCGTATAAAACTTGTAAAAGGTGTAGAAAACATCCAATACTTGATAATAATCGTCCGGGCTCATCTAATGATCATCTTACAGTAGTTGATATAATTGAAACTCCAGTAATTAAACAAGACGATCTAAAGAAACAGGATATTCCTAACATTAACGACATATTTAATAATGGTCCAGATAAGATGTGTATGCCCAAACTTCTGTCTATATTTTCTGAGTTTGGATATAATGTTCGTGGTCTGACACCTAGAATAATTGAGATTGTATTTTTCGCATCGGATGATCCCAGTTATGCTAGGATATTTATCCACAGAATGGTAAAAGAAAAAGATGTTGGATTATCAGAATGTGATGATGGTAGCGTTAATTTATTATTTGCACCAGATGATAAAACTGTATATTTTATGAATTTGAAGAATGCTAATTTAATTGATAATTATGTATCTAAAGTCAAATACAAAAATAAAAAAAGATGTCAGATATGCTTTGAGAAACAATCAAAACATTTTAAGATATGCTCGCAATGTAATAAAGAATATTGTAAAGAATGTTTTGTAAAAGCAAATCAAGTATACTTCTGTTGCCCGTTTTGTAGATACACGATGACGCGCCATATTTCAAATAATATAAACAAGTTTAAAGAAGACGAGGGTAAAATTTTTAAATGTATTCTAGAAGCTAAAGACATGTCGGAATTTTGGTAATTTCATATTAAATAATGTTCTTTCGCGTTCTTGTTAAATATTTAATGTTTTTTAGCTTCATTAACAAATAATGATAATCATCTAATGTAAAATCTATTGGTCTTTCGTCGTCTTCATTACAAATGAACATAAAGCCTTTTATAACTTGATCAACTTGACCATAAGGGCTATATAACTTTCTAAAAATATTAGTTGCTATATTATTAATTTCATGTCTTTCATCATAAATATCAACAATAAACACCGTTAATTTAAATGTTTGATAGTCCCAGAACTGAGGCAAGCACAACGAATATCCACTTATAACATTATTAACATAGTCTGGATCAGTTTCCCAATCATCAATAATTGTAATTTTAGAATCTTGAGATATTTTTATTGCTTTAGTCATTTTTACTAATATTAATTATTATATAATTCTTTAAACTAAAATGAATTTATAAATTAATGATATATCTCATAAATAAATATGGAAATTTTACCAAGAGAAATTATTAATAACATATTTTATTTTACTTGCCATCCTGTAGCAACCGTGTTTAATAACGAAGTCCGGTTAGCATTCGACCAATATATCCCGTCAGACGAGATATATTACAAAGTAGTCAAAGAAATGGAAAGAAAACGAAAATTATATCACCTAAATGACCATTGCGACTATTGTTCTAAGTCCTTTTCTGTGTGTAATTGTAGGTGTGGTATGTGTGGCGATAGCTTTGATATTTGTAATTATAGTAATTGTCGCTATGAGTGTCATAATAACAACTGGACAATGACTTACATTAAATATATATTATTACATAAACCAAAAAATAAATTAAAATATGAAGAGAATTAAAATCATATACACAAAGACAGTAATTGAATTTAAAAGCTGATAAACCAATAATTAAGATCATTAAGCAACACACGATATGAAAAACATAATATATAGTATCTTAAAATTTCTGGTCGTAAGTCGTAAATTAAAAAAGAGTGTTTATAGGAAATATCAAAATTGCGACTTACGACCAGAATTTTTAAGATCTAACAGAAAATGAAAAACACTTTATGACATCATTTAACATCAGACATTAATAATAAAGTAGTATATAGCATCACAAGCATTATCTATTAATACGGAACTCTTTAAAAGAAAGGGCCTTTACCAATAATATTTTCAGATGTATCATTTTAGCATTTCAAACGAGACAGACAATTAAACAACTCATACAAAAGGCAATATAGTATATAGCATCATAAATATTTTGGTCGTAAGTCGTAAATTAAAAAAGAGTGTATATAGGAAATATCAATTTTGCGACTTACGACCAGAATATTTATGATATTGTATAATTAAAATATATTATCTTTAGTTGGTTTCGGGTGTTAGTTGAACTCTATTTACAATTAGAGGCCCATCTTTATACATATAAGTTTTAATAAGTTCTGTTTCTGTATATTCGATAAATATATATGATGTCGAGGCTAAGTCTATACATTTCAACATAAATTTATTGTCATATACATCATGTCTGTATATATCAAATGATATTGCTATAGTGCCATGTGACGATACACCCAAATTACTTAAACATCTTGTTTTGCTATTTTTTGCAACCCTTCCCAGTCCTACCTTATTAACAACAGTTTTCATATTTACGAATCCATAAGGTAGAAAGACAGGATAATATAGAGTATCCTTTGAAAATAAATTTTTACATAAATCCATAAATTTATCGTCAATATCTTGAATACAAGAATATTGATCTATATTATGATGAGTTTTACTCTTACACATACCCTTATCTAATATTATATTAGATATTTTTAAATTAGAATTAAATTAAATGGAATTACAAAATTAAATTATTATATATAATTTAATAACGAATTCAAAAATATCTATAGAGAAATAAATAATGAAATCAGTAATATCTATATATAAATTAAAACTGAAATCAAAAATATCTATATATAAATTAAAACTGAAATCAAAAATATCTATATATAAATTAAAACTGAAATCAAAAATATCTATAGAGAAATAAATTATGAAATCAAAAATATCTATATCTATAAAATAAAAATGAAAAGCCCTTTGACACGAAAGCTAATTAATTTAATAAACTCAATAACACAAACCATAATACATCTTTCATTCTAAACAATCTAGTATATACCATCTTAAATATTCTGGTCGTAAGTCGCATATATTAAAAGAGTTATTTTAAGGAATATCAAAATTGCGACTTACGACCAGAATATTTAAGATGCTATACAATTAATTATATTTTCTTTAGTTTATTTCAGGTGTTAATTGAATTTGCTTTATAACTTTAGATCTATTGGTATAATTATGTTATTATATATAGAAATTTAGAATGAAATCTAAAATATCTATATAGAAATTAAAAATGAAATCTACAATGTCTATATAGAAATTAAAAATGAAATCATAAATATCTATATAGAAATTAAAAATGAAATCAATAATATTAAAAATAGTCTTTAAAGAATAATCTGATTTAATATATATTAACATGGAGGCAATAAAGATACTAAACGAACCAAAAGCAAAAGCAAAAGCAAAACCAAAAGCAAAGCCAAAAGCAAAAGCAAAATCAAAACCAAAACCACACAACAAAATCAATAAAGAAATATTAAACATAACAAAAGACAAACAAATAATAGCAAATCTCAAAAAACACCAAGACAAGCAAACGGAAGAACACAAAACAATATCACAAAAAAGCGGAATGAACAAAGATAAATTAATACATTTATAATCAGCCATATTTTATTATATATCATGTTTCAAAATCAATATAAGGCGCGCTTGGCAGCGGTAGCGGCGGTAATGTTAATGGGTGTATTTGCCTTATTGATATTGTAGTTGTTGTTGTTAATTTCTTAAAAATCACTATTGACATAATTATTATATATATGATTATGCATATTGATATTAGGATATAAGCAATTGGAATATAAATATATAAACTATTCATACAGATAATAATAATAACAATACCGCTTTTAAATAAAACTTGTAATATATATATTAGAATTACAAAAATATATATTAGAAATATGAAACTATATATAATAAAAAGTAGAATTACAATTTAGAATTATAGAATTACAAAACAGATATTTATCTAAGTTATATCTAAGTTATATCTAAGAATTATCAATATATGATAAGATAACTATGATATAATATAATATAGATATCTGATATACATATTATAATTATCTCATGTATGTAATATAGATGCTATACGAAAATCTAAAAATATTTAAACTAACTGATAATAACAACAATAATCTTTATTATGGTCATACTAAAACTAATTTAAGTGCTAAATTAGCCGAGATGAAATATTTATATAAATTAAATAGAAATTGTAATAAATTTAAATCAATTTTTGATAAATACGGTTCAGATAATTTAATAATTGGTTTAGTTGATGTTATTTCACTTAATGATATAGATGAGGTAAATAAAAAAATAAAGGAGCTAACACAATATAATATTAATAATTATCAACCAAAAGAACAAATACAGAACCAACCAACAGAACAAATACAGATCCAACCAATAGAACAACCAAATATTACTTACACTAAGCCAAAAACAAATGAACAAAGAGCATTTATTAATGCTAACACCCCTAAAAAATCATTTGCTGATATTATTAAACAAATAGGATCTAATTAAGAAGGTATTAACATAAATATCAAGATAGATATCATAGAAAGTTGAACATATAATGATATATCCCTAATTTCATTGAGAGTGTAAATTTCTGGGTGCTTAACGGATTTTTTTTGGTTCCGAACGGTTTTTTTTTGGTTCCGAACGGATTTTTTTTGGTTCCGAACGGATTTTTTTTGGTTCCGAACGGTTTTTTTTTGGTTCCGAACGG